GCCGGGGGGTAGGGTAAAGGCATCTTTATCTAGGACAAGACCGCCGTCTAGTTGCACAAGAAACGGACTAACAATGGAAGTATCTGGCATTAGACGGCCCTCATGTAGTCCTTACGATTGATCAATTCGACACGCAAGCGAAGTAGTCCCTCCTTGTAGTCTCGTAATGCAAGCTGTGAAAACTGAACATCAGAGCGAAGCATGTGGGTGTAGTAACGAGCGCGGTTGACTATTACATCGTGAAAACGTTCGGGTATGACAGATACGTCAGTGTTGTTGACCAAATCTGATGTGGTCTGATAATAGTAATACCTGACTGTATATGTTGATACATCAGGCACTGGAGACAGGCCAATCTTTTGATCTGGCGTCTTGTAAACAAACTCTGGCAATGCACGAGACCCTGTGTCAGGATTGGTGTCTGCCTCGTTGCGCCGCTCCAAATACTCGTTAAACGATAGGTACTTCAGTTGTCTTTCCGCCGTGGATGCGGACTCTTGTACAGTAAAACTATCATAGTCGACAGTCTTTGCATCTGACTCTCGGGAATATTCTGCTGTTCCCGCAATAGTCGTAAAAGACTGATTAACAACAGTAAACGGCCACTCAACTTCGGAGTTGATAATGTCTCGCTGTGCTTTGTTGATGAAGTCTTTGACTGACGTTTGAATACCGCGTGTCGAAGAAACTGTGGTAATCTCCACTTCATTGATCTCTCGTAACACAGCGTTGATAAGTTCTAAGAATGTCATCTATCGTACCTTGCGATATGCGCGAGTCTTCTTCGCTATCTTCTTGGGCTGCTTCGCCACCTGCTTACCCGCCTTCGTCGCTTTACGCTTCGCGCGAGTCGTAGCAGCGTACTCTTTCGCAGAGAGTGCCTTAATGGCCTTTTCCGGTAAATATCGCTCCCCGGTTGCTTTTCGACCCTGTGTGGACGGCTTGCCACTCTTGGTGCGCCACTTCTGTTTAGTCCACGCTGTCAAAGAGCGTTGGCTCTTCTTTTTCGGCATCGTCCATCTCCATCGTCAGGGCAGCTAACGCACCCATCTTGTCATTTGCATTAACCCACTTCTCCAACGCGACATCCATCTCTTCCAAAAGACCCGGATGCTCACCCACGCCAACAGCATGTTTAAGGTAAACGTGGAGTACAAACTCTGCATCTGCCATCTCCGCCTGATATTTGTGTTGTAACGCCTGTACAGCTAGTTTGTGCATGTCAACCCCCAAATACCTTTAGTATATCATAAATATGCAAAATTTGCAAGTAAATTATAGTTTGCCCTGATGATGAGCCAGTAGAAGAATAAAACCCACAAGGATTGCCAGAAGTGCAGACGAAATTATTATGATAAGAGTCCAGTCTATCATCTTCTGACGGCGCTTGGCCGCAGCCACCTCTGCCTCTCGTCGTGCAGTCCGTGCCTTCGCTTGGAACTTTTGCCAGTCTGACCAGAGACCCGGCCTACCGAGTATGATCATCATCTGTTTGAGTTCATCTTCCCTCTCCCGAATCTGTTCGAGAGCCATAAACTCCTCAAGATCAGAGCCGTTGCCCTTCTTGTTCGCTTTGCGTTGGAGGTCTTCTTTCGCCCCCACGAACTGTGCAATAGCATTACCTGCTGCAGCAATTTCTTTTCCATTCTGTACCGCAGTCTTGATAACGGAGAAGGCTGCATTTGCTGCTGCGAGTTCGGCAAGCATCAGTAAACCCTCACGCTTTCATCGACTAGTTTCGGTAGGCAGTATGCCGTTACCGTCTTTCCCTGCTTGTGTAGGGTCTGTGCGTACCAAACGCACTCATTCAAGTCTCGGAAGTACATGTCGCCACTGACTTGACGCTTGTCCTCTCCTATGCCAAGAAAGACAAACAGGAGAAAGACGTGCTGCATAACTAGTCGCGGTAGCCGCCCCCTGCTTTCTTGTAGGCTTGCGCAACCATCTGGGCTTTACGCGCCGACCACTGACCCGGCTTGCCGCCCTTCGAGCCAGCCTTGATACGGTTGAAGATGCGCTTCCTCATTCCGGGCTTAGTGTAGTTGCCAGCCTCATTAACTCGACTCTTGCCCTTCGCTTTAGGCTTCGACGATTTGCCAGCTTTTCTAACCCTGCCGCCCTTCTTGAGTTCTTGTGTTTCCTCGACGCCTTTAATCTTTCCGGCGTTAGCTGTTGCGTAGAAGACTTGCTCACCCTTACGGCCCCCGTAGGTACGTTGCATTGAAGACATAATCTTTTTACCCTTATCAGTTAGGGGCATCAAAACTCTCCCTTCTTCATTGCGTCCGAAAGCTTTGTGGCCCTCGAACCTACCTGTGTCGCCCAGCGAGAGTCGAGCATCTCGTCAGCAGCGGCGTCAAACTTACGTTCGTGGATTGCATTCCACATCTTCTTGAATTTACAAAGGCGTGGCACACCCATATTGAAAGCCATATCCATCACAATCAGTTGACGTACCGCATCCAATTCGTACACACAGGGATGCGCTCGTGCGAGTTCATCCTCTACGATAGCGATGTCGTTGCTGGCTAAATAAAACGCATCCCGCTTAGTGATACCGTGTTCGTACACTGCTTCGATGTTCGGGATGTCCATGTAATTGAGTTCTTCCTTACTGATCCCCCGGTCTTGTAAATTTCGCCCGATACCAATAGTGTCGATGCCGAGAGTGTCCTGATATACATAAAGCTCTAAACCCTCGTGGAGTCTGAGCTTGTTGATAAAGGTATTGATGTCGTACTTCATTCTTCGACTCACGTTGTGTGCATTCATCATTTCTTTGCCTCACTACTCATCCAGATTGCAAAGGCACCAGTCATGGCACCCATAACTACAGACACAAATCCGGCCTGTACAGCAGAGGGGTTTTCTAGGTACATAAACCACTCTGCACACCGCCACGCCATGATACTAAACATTATCGTCATCAAGCGCGGCAGCACCTTGTATTCCATGAGCTTGTCTGCCGCCATGTCTACTTCTTTCCAAAGAACTTAGCAGCACTACGAACGCCAAATGAGGCAGCAACGATAACGCCCAGAGAGTATTGATACCACTGCGGCATAGCTTCGAGTTGTTGGAATCCATTGGCTACTACCTCTTCCATCCCCGGAATAAACGCCAGAATGAGTGGGATGCTAAACAAAATAGTGAGCCACTCGTCTTTCCACGAGTGCTTACTACCTTCAGCCATAGCAATGTCCCAGTCAATTTCACCCGTAGCCTTCTTTTCCATGATAGTCGCTTCAGCACGTGCCTTAGCGACTTTGGCTCCGGTTTCGGCTTTTGTCTTTTCAACTTTACCCTCCAGCCACGTACCGGCAAGCTGGGAGATCGGTCCGATCAATGCGGCTAACATTTCCACCTCTTTCGCGCCTGTCGTAGACGGCTGTTCGGATTCTTTGCTGCTTTAGGGAACTTCTTCATCTGACCTGCAGAACGGGCACAAAACGACTTGCGCCGCTTTGCATCCTTGCTTCCGGGCTTCACCTTGCCAGTAACTGCAGTCTTGAGTTTAGAGCCGGGGTTCTTCTTGCGGTATGCCGCCACCCCAGCCTTAGTCATGCCAGCCCCTGCTTTCGTAGGCCGAAAGTTCTTCTTGTTACGGGCTGGCATCTTGTCGGCTTTACGTGTCATCACTTCTTCCTTGCGGTTTGTGCAGCACGTTTGAAGTTGCCTTTTGTTGGTGCGCCCTTGCTACCAGCCTTACGCATCTTCTCACCGCTACCGGCTTTGATGCGACGTTTCTTGGCTGCGATGTTAGCGTATAGTCCGGGACGTTTTGCCATCTGACTACGCCTTTACGAGCTTGTAGCCTTTGGCTTTAGCAGCAGCACGGATCGATGTAAGGGTCATTGCGCCACCACGCTTACCACCCTTTGCCATACCCTTCGCTTTCATGGCTTTGCCGCCCTTCATCATCTTCTTCTTTGCACTGCCGCCACGGGCCATGCCTTTGGCTTTCATCTTGCCACCACGCATCATGCCTTTGGCTTTCATTTTGCCGCCGCGCTTCATGCCCTTACTCTTCATCATCTTCTTCATAATCGTTCTCCGCGTAGAGGTTGTCGAATACCCGTGCCGTATCGCTGACATAGTTCGGGTCTTGCTTTGAATGATGGACCCACTGACTAGGAGCGAAGTCCGGTGGGCCGTCGCCCGTCACGAACCATGCAGGGTTTGTCACCCTGACCCGGTTGTTCGGAAGAGCAACGATGTTGCCCGTCCACTTGCCAGCATCTAACAGTTCGAGTACGTGACTCTGTTTGTGTTGTGCCGGATCGTCTGCTACTTCTGTGTCCGTGTAGTCTACGGTGAAGTAATACTTAGCTGGGTAGAACTCACCGTCGATCTTTGCAAGCCACGGACAGGGTGTGCCTCTGTTGAGTACGAAGACCGAGTGATGATGTGACTGACAGTCCCACGGCTGGGCTAGGTATGTCGGCATCGGCTCGGGCCACTCATCGAAGGGAGTGTCGCCTACGAGGGCTGTGAGCGGCATTCGTGCCCACATAGCGCCCCCGTGGACATTTTCTTCTTCGTCGCATCCCGTAAATAAGACTTGAAAGGATAGGGTACGCATCGGCAGGGTCGTAACCCCGATCACCATTGCATGTAAGAATTCACCCTGATATCTATCGTGATTGGTGGTGTATTCTCTCCGTACCCACGCTTTGAAATACGGAATGTTACTGGTTATGTAATTCATCGCAGGACTCCTGTT